TCTGATTGGTGAATACCTCTTCGTTTTAACCTTTCTTTCGCTAATGCCCATCCAATATATCGGTCACCTTTATTGAATGTAATAGCATCTTGATACCAATCTGGTTCAGGCCCTCGTTTAACACGAACAATGATGCCATTATTCTTATGAATAAACTTAAACTCATTCTTGAAGCGAACATCTGTGATAACCACATTCTTACCATCTGCTCGTTTCAATAATGAATTGACCCAAATATCTTTATGAAAAACATTACGACCCGCTTCGGTTCCTAATAATTGGAGTGCCAATCTAGGAGAAAACTTCTTACCTATCTTCTCACTCCAAAATTCATCAGGTTGTTCCCGCCATTGTCTGGAATCCTCGGTATCACCTTCAAGTAAATCACGAGGCCATCCAAACATAGCAGAGCAGGCATCTTTCAATGGTTTTGCGAAACTATCTTTGACAAAACCTTTTTGTTCTAGTAAATCACCAACGGTGCCTTTACCTGAACCAATAAAACCCACCACACCGATAAGCATTATAACTTACCAGTGTATTGTGCAACTTTAGGCATATCTCCCGTAAAGGCATATGTACCGATATGCTGTGTTTTCATCCAAGGACATAAGAAGATTTGACCACCAATCTTACGCCACATTTGGCAAAACATATAATCTTCTGATAGATAGCGTTCTGTTCCGCCACCAGTAATTGAATCTTTCGTATCAATCACAGTATCAAAGTAAGCGTGAATGTAACGAGAACCATCAAAGTTAGCCTGTCCAACATGGTCTGGTTTATACTTGATATCAGGAAATGATTCTTGCATTTTTTCAAACACACGGCGTTTCACCATCATATGTCCAGTACCAATCTCTAATACTTCTAATGGGTCTGTTACTTGAAATTGTGATGTGCCTTTTACAACATTAAACACATACTCACCAACCAATGTTTCTAATTCTTTTGGTTCCATATCAGGATGGTTTCTTGCAGCTTGTGCTACATTGGCCCAATTGATAGATTTTTTAGGGTAAGGACCACCAATAACATCTTTATCTAATGCCATTAAAGCGATGATGTCTTGTGGTGAATAATGAATATCTGAATCAATGAATAGTAGGTGTGTAAAACCTGAGCGTAAGAATTCATCTACTAGGTAATTTCTTGCTCGTGTGATGAGTGATTCGTTGAATAGGAATGAAAACTTCGTTTCAATCCCATATTTTGACATTGTTGTTTGAAGGTCTAAACATGATTTGATGTATAGGCCATGTGCCATGCCACCATACATTGGTGTTGCCACAAACAACTTATTCTTTTTTAATTCTTCAATTTTAACTTGAATTTCCATGATAAGCCCATTTCAATAATAAAAAAAAGGTGTGACACCTATATGTATCACACCTTTCTCGTGGATCCTAAACTATTTTAGGCAAATGCTCTTTCACCTTGTTGGCGAATAGCGGCAATACCAGCTGCAACCATACGCTTTGTTGGTGAACCTAAACGGTAAAATGAAACTTTATCACCGTTTGAGTTAGTGCGTGTGTTTAAATAGATAGCATGACCATCATTACGCAAATCATTAATTGTTGCTGTTGGATTTGCAACACCAAAAACTGATTGCATTTTAGCAACTGTTAATGTGTTATAGCCGCTATCTTTTGAAAGATACGCAAGGATTTTAGACTTCACAGAATTAGATTGTCTTTTTGACATCGTGTTTTCTCCATAATATGAATCACTCTTTTTTAAAACTGGTTGAGAGGTGATCCTTCTCTCAATTTGAAACGATAGTATATCTGATAATTTAAACATTGTCAAGCCCTTTCAAGGTAAACATAATAAAAAAGACCTATCGTTGCCGACAGGTCAAGTGCCGAACTACTAATATGAAGCCGCAGTCGTGTCGCCAGGACGAGAAGCTTCTTCAATTACTTCTGGTGCTGGTGCCATAATTTCTTCAATTGAAGCACCTGCATCAACTTTGGTATAAAGGTCAACAAAAGATGTTTTGGTGTCGTCATCAAACCTATTAAGACATAAACCAAGTGCTTTCATTTTGTCACCGAAGATACCAAAGGTTTCTACGATATGAACCAACCTACGGGTTGAAATAACCTCATCACAACCACCTTCTTCAAAAGTTTGGCGAATGACGGTTGCCCATGTCACAAGTTTTTCGGCAAAGTCATCGTCAACTTTATTGACTGATTCTAATTCTTTTTTAATAATCTTTTTCTCGGTCGCAATAGGTGGCCAATTTTGTTCATAGGTGTTACGGAATCGCTCTAGGAACGCTTCATTTAAAACATTGGTAAACATATAACGACCATCTTCTGAACCTTTACCCTTGGTATTGGCAGTCGCAAAGATTGTAAAGCCTTCAGCAGGCGATACTATTTCGCCCTTCTTTTTAAGAAGGAATGGTTTGCCTTCAAGCACCCGTTGCAAACAGGATAAATTCTGAGCACCATAGTCAATTTCATCAATACATAAAACGGCACCTTGACGGGCAGCTGTAGTGACGGGACCATCTCGCCATTCCATTTCACCATTAAGTAAAACATAGTTACCAAGGAGGTCACTCTCATCGGTTTCTGGTGTCATGGAAACTAATACAAATTTTCTTTTGAGTTTGGCACAAGCCTGCTCAATGGACATTGTTTTACCATTACCAGAATGGCCTGTCACAAAAACAGGGAAAAAACGATTGGAACCTATGATTGAGGCTACATCATCAAAGTTACCAAAAGGAACATAGTTTTTATATACCTTTGGAACTAAATCCGAGAGATCCAATTCAGTAGTAACATTGGTAATACGGTTATTAGATTCTTCACGTTTCCTGACGATTGGAACGATTTGGGCCTGTAATTCAGGCATTGGTTCAGATTGGATATTGGGTGCGCCTATAGCGTCTGGAACACGATATAAACCACGACCAATACGATTGGATTCGTCTTTGGTGAACCATTGGACGTTGGTTAGACCTATGGCTTGCATAATACTTTTAATTTCACCCTTGGTGACTTCCTGTTTACCTGTGCTTTTTAGGGCATCAATAAACTTGTCACGCAATTCGGCACGATTGCTACTCATAATATAAAAACTCCTTTTTAATTATTATACAACCATTATATCAGGTTTCCGTCTATTTGTCAAGAGCTAAATGCCCTTATAAATCAATGACTTACAGGATTTATTTAATCCCTTTAAAATCAAGAGCTTAGGCAGCGATGCCTTCAATGAATTTGGACACGATAATACGATTAACCTGACGCTTTTTATTATATTTCATAAAGGCATTTTTCAGTTTATTGGTTGTTACTTTGCCTTGAACCTCAATCTCATCCATTTCGGTATTCAATTCTTTACCACCAAGGATGAAAAAGAATTTATCATAACCAGGGTTATTTGAAACCAAAGCTTTATTCGTTTTTAATTCTTTGGTCAATTCTTTAGTTTCTTCCCATAGAGCTTTATTTTGATATAGTGTTTTGCCATTCTTATCATAATATTTGTTGATGATAGCGCCTTGTAAATTTCTACCTGTACCTGGAGTAAGGAAGAAACCAAACACTTTAGAATTGGTTGATTTACGAAACCAATCCATAGTAGCCTGCATTACAAAATCACGATTACGGTTTTCTTCTTCTTTAACTCTATATTCAAATTTAATTTTTGGATCCATAAACACAATATTAGTGTTATATGTTTCAAACATTTTGCCATATGGAGAATCATTTTCTGCAACAGTTGGCATATAATAACTTACTTGGTCTGCTTCGCCATCGTGAACAATAACCAAACTACTTAAATCAAGGTTATTCACTTTACGGAAATTTAACATGACATCTTTCATAGCACAAATAGCTTGTGATAATGGAGTGTTAGATAATTGCTCTGAATCTGGTCTAAAGAATCTTGATTGTTTATGCCATTGGTTCTTATCATCATAAGATGCTTTAAGCATTAACATGTTTTTTAGGCACTTACTGAATTCTGCATTACCCATTTTTGAATTAAGATATTCACGGAGTAATACTGACCTCATTCTAATTTCGCCAGGTTTTTCACTAAACATAGCATTCATATCAGAATCATCAGAGCTCTCATTATCTCTTTTCCACATAGTGAATGAATCACCAAAACTATACACATGGAATGGAATATTCACTTTACGGCAAAACATCGCTAATACAAGCACTTGCTCAATTGAGCCACTCATATTTTGTGACATTGAACCAGAATAATCCAACAATAAGATAAGTCCGTGTGATTTACCTTTTGGTACCATCATCACTTTACGGAAGATATTATCATCAAACTGATAGGTAGCAATCTTATTAATATCAATATCACCAGTATCAGAAATTTTAATCTTTGAGAAAGCTTTAGCAGCCTTCTTCATCTCAAACTCTTTGGCAAGTAATGAGATATATTTTTCATTCTTGTTTTTAAATTCACGGATTAATTTTTGAACATCAGCTTCGGTGTGAAGATTAGCATTCAATTGCTCTTTCCATGATTTCTCCATCAATGAATGGACTCTTTTATAAGGTGTTACAATCTTATTCAAGTCAGCTTTAGGGAAAGTAACATAAACATAGTCCTTACTTTTCTCATCTAAAAGCATTGATTCATTTTGACGGAATGCCTCATCGGTTTCACATCTTGGTTCAAACTGGTCATCCATTGAAACATTGGATTCTTTTTCATTATTGACCCTAAATTCTTTGGCCTTTTCTTTTTCAGCTTCAGATTCTTGCTCAGATTCTTTACCTGAACCTTTACCTTCATCATCGCCTGTGCCTTCTTCATCGGCATCACCATCGTTGGCAGAATCAGAATCATCACCAGATTCATCTTCAAATTCTTCAAGGTTATCAAAATCAAAATCTTGTAATTCAGGCATATCAGCTTGCTCATCTTTAGAGTAGGCATAGATTTCATTGGCAACTTTAACCACATCGTCCCATGATTCCACATTTTTAACCTTTTCAACCATCTTTTCTTCTTCACCAGTGAAAAACACTTTCATAGTGTATTGGCTTTTGGTATAGATGTTTAATCGGTTGATGAAAGCCATATCGTTAATATCACGACCTTTAATACCGAAAAAATCACGACCCATCAAGTCAGCATAAGCTTTAGCGAATGATGATTTTAAACCTGGATATTTTCGTTGGACTTTTTTCTCAATACGGGCATCTTCAACCACATTTAAGAATGATTTAAAATTCTTACTTTTGGTTTTATCTACCACGGCATCATGCCATCCTTCGGCAGGAGTATAAAGGGCATGCCCAACTTCATGGCCTGTTAAAAGGTCATATAGAGCGCCCGTCATATTTTGCCATATAGGGAGGTAAAGGATACGATTCTTTGGATCAAACTTTGCGGTTTGAATTTTTGAATGTTGAATCGTAAGATTTTCGGTAGCCATTAATTTGGCTAACTGTGATTTGGA